AGAGTTTTATTCATAAACTCGTTCAACTTGTTTGCCATCCAACGAATACTCAACTGACCAGAAGTCGTAATACCCTCTGCCATTCGTAAGTCGAAGTAACGGAAATACTGATTACCCATCGCACCATAAGCTGAGTTCAGAGCAATCTTCATTGCCATCTGCAGGTTATTGAGTCGAGAGATTTCCTTCAGTAGTTCTTTCTTAGACTTGTCTTTCTCATACTGTTGTTGAACGCCAAGCATTTGTTTCTTGTACTTGCTTCGGTCTTTATACATCTTCTCCATAAGTTCAGGCATGAACCCTTGCTTATCTTTGCGATAACAAACACCATTCGCAGTCATAGAAACACCCTTGGCTTTAACTTCAGATGTGTCAAATCTTTGATCAAGAAGATAATCCACATTGACAGTTTCGCGACCCTCAAGCATTGTCTCAGGCGAGATGTTATACTGCATAATCAAGTGAGGATATAGACTGTTCAAGTCGAAGGAAGCTACCCACTTATGAAGTCCAACCAATGGATCTTTAACATAAGCACCTTCAAACTTATCCCACTTCTTGTTACCAGAGTTGCCTGGAATCACAATACCTTGATCGCGAAGATGATTATAGATAATCGCATCCCACATTCTAACTTGCGAGAATACATCTTCATAGTTGATCTTTGCGTTATACGCCATAACCAACTGAAGTTCAATCAGTTTCATTTTGTCTTCAAGTTTGTCGACAATCTGCACATCGTGGATGTTATAGGCAACGAACTTCTTCCAGTTTTGTTCATAGAAATCTTTGAACGAACCATATTCGCTGTAGTCAAGTTTCTTATCACCCAACTCAACCGAAGCGATATGGTCTAAACGATAAGACTCTTGTGTTGTGTATGTGTATTTCTTATAAAGGTCAAGGTAATCCAACATAGCAACACCTTGAATGTCGTATGTCAATTCCTCACTACCTTTCATGGCAACTTTGCGTTGAGTGATTAAATCCCATGGCGATAGTTTCTTAGCGAAAGACTCACCAAGAAGATTCTCAATTCTTCGAGCCAAATATGGAATATCAAAGAAGTTAATATTCCAACCAGTAACAACATCAGGGCAGTTCATCTGCCACCAGACTAGAAAGTCTTGAAGCATTGCCGACTCAGATTCAAAACAACGATACTCAACATCGCCTGAGTTGCCGATAGGTTTACGACCCCAAGTTGTAATGTCTTTTGTTTTGTTATCTTGAATAGTAATGAGAAGCATTTCCTCATTGGCTTGTTCAATATTAGGAAAGCCAAACTCGGTTGCTGTTTCAATGTCGATTGTGAATACTTTAATTTTATCGGTGTCGCCGATAATCTCACCACGATAGTTGTCGCTGATATATTGAGCAACGAAATTATTGTTACCATAAATCTCGAAACCAGAAACATCTTTATATCGGTCAATATAATCTCGAGTGTCTCGTATCGTTCCTGGATTCAGAGGAGCAACATATTTGCCCTCTAGAGTTTTATAATCGGTTGGAGTTTTTGATGGAACAAAGATCGTTGGCTGAAAATCGACACGATGCTTGAACTGACCATTTTCATCATAGCCACGAACAAGCATTTTACTACCATATTGCACTACATTGGTGTAAAAATTCAATTTGTTTCCTTAACGATTTCTTTATAACCTGCCCAGCTTGGGTGAATCCCATCTGGTTGTAATCTAGTAATTGGTAAAACAGTGTCGCCATATTCGGCAGCAACTTTTTTAACAATCTCTTGAATGTTTGGTTTGATAGCAGGTAGAATCCAATAAACTCTATCCGCTTTCGTCATTGTTCGGATTGTTCTTAATTCTTCTTCAGTCTTAACATACTTGTGGTCGTTGCTACCTAAACTGATGATAATAGTTTTTGCTTCGTATGGAGCTTTACCAATGTTTCGATTGACCCATTGATAACTGTTTATACCACCCTCAGCGTAATACTCACAACTAGGTTTAAATACATGTGTTCCGACAGCTATACTGTCTCCCATAATTAAACATTCTAACATATTTATTTTCCATAAAGTAACATCATAATATCAAGAGCACAATCGTGAGTTGGGTGGTGCTTAATCACATTGTGTCGCTCAAATCCAGTTGCTTCTACTGTTGCGTAACCATTCTTACCTGTTTCGCAGAGTAAATCAACAGCAGTTCGAACATCACGCCAAACATTATACGGAGCAATTAAATCAACCTTGATTGATTTACAAAGACTATCAATACACATTTGATCTAGAGAACCACGAGCCCAAAAGGTTTGGTCTTTCTCTGGAAAATGTGCGATATATTCTTTTATTTTATTGATTCCATCTGAGATTGTCAAATCATCTTTGAGTCGAGCAAGAGAAATCTTGCGGACATATTCGTGTTGTTGTGACCACCATTCAACTGTACCTTTGTCAACTGAACGACCAAGATCAACCTGCTCTTGTGCATTGAACTTAACAAATAATGCTCTGTTCAGCAATTCATTGTAGGTTACTTTTTCACCAATTTCAAAATGAATGATGGACGCAGATAAGACAACGGCAGTTGACTCAGCGTCCAGTGTTTCAATATCGAACATAAACATAATAAAAACTCCTCAGGTATTCATATATTATACCTGATTATTGAATAAATGTCAAGGACTTTTTCAGTCCTTGCAAGGATTATACAGGGGCGATAATGCTTTGGGCTGGGGGAACTATAATCCCTGCTCCAAAGATTCGGTTGTATTCGTTTACAAGATCTTTGGAAGGAATGCAAGAAGATCCAATGGCAGACTTATAGATGTCTACATTACCATCAGCATAGGGCATATATGGAGCGATTGCGACTCCAACACCACCAGATTTTGGATCTCTTTGAAGGACGATCTGGGCTGGTTCTTTAATCTCAAAATGGTCGCCGAATGCAATAAAAACTTGACCAATAATTTCTTCACCATTAATCATTTTAAAAACTTTAATATCATTACTCATTATAACTCTTCCTGTTCAACTAAAAAATCTACAAAAGATGCAGCGAGATCTGCATTGTCAAATTGTTTCACTACTGTAGAGAAGGTATAAACATTATAACCAACAATCAATATAGAGTGATCTTTAAAGATTGAGATCTTTAATACCCAATCTCTTCTTCGGATGGGTACATAAGTTACCATGTTTGGAAATACGCTTGCTCTTTTCTTCATACTTCTATTTATGAAGCAGAAGAAGTAGGGAGCCGAAGCTCCCTTGTTATTACTTCTGTGGGTTTGGCGGAATCTTTCCGTTTACCCAATCCCAATCATCATCAGTCATAGGGATCCAGTTACACATTATAGACCCCTCGCTTGACCATCGTAGTATCTACGAGTCCAGTGTTCAACATCAGATGATGTCTGAGGATTTTTACTTACAATGTAATCTTCTAAAGGCGAAGATTGTTTAAACAAAAAAGAAAAGAATTTTAAGAGTGCCATTTTGTATGCTCCTCTGCTTGCATTCTTTTTGCTTCTTGAATACATGCAATAACTTCCATAACAAATCCCTTAATGGATTTTAGAATGTTAGTCATTTGTGTTTCCTTCAGTCAAAAATTCTTTTTTCCCAGTTGTTTTTACTGGAACTTTCTTTGGTTTCTTTTCCTCAGGGATAAGACGCTCCAGAGCAATCTTAAGCATACCATTGAATAGTTCTGCGTTCTTTACTTCAATGTGATCATCGATAGCGAACGCACGAGTAAACGCACGAGTTGCGATACCCTTAAACAAATAGTCATAAGACTCATCTGTTTCAGCTTCAACATTTCCTTTAACAATTAACTTACCACCATCGATAGTGATGTCGATCTCAGACTCACCGAAACCAGCTACTGCGATTTCAATTGTGTATGAGTTCTCATCATTCTTGCGAATGTTATATGGTGGATAGTTGGGAATGTTTTTAGTTAGATCAGCATGCATTGCCTGCAGCTGTTTTGCTGTATCATCAAAACCGACAAAGAATTTGTCGAAGTCCTTGAATCCTGGACCAAATAATGCAAATTGGTTGTTGTTACCCATGTTATATCTCCTATTAAGCGAGTTAAAATAAAATTCACTACCCCAAATGGGCATAGTGTTTTGCTGGTTACTGGTTCCAGCGACAGCTTAACGTACTGACAGCTTTACCAACGATTCGTAACTTAGTGGTCCTAAGGTGAATAGATTACGCTGCTGGGGCAGCTGGTGCCTCAG